TTTCCACTCCGCAGGATCCGCGTTCTTCAGGGCGAAGATGCGCGCAGTCACCCTCGGTCCTACGTCTGCGGACAGCAGCGTCCGCTCAAGATATTCGACCCGTTTCGCGGCCGCCTTTTTACACGCTACGGAAAAATCCGGATGCGTATTCACCCATTCACTGATCGTGTCGCGGCACACGCCGATGATCCCGGCGAACGCGGTTAGCGACAATCCCTCCTGTCCGGCCGCAATGACTTCATCGCAATATGCTGACCTGTATTTCGTCGGGCGTCCGCGATCGGCCATTACCGCCCCCGCTTCGGCAGCACGGTCACGACAGTCTGGCCCGCCAGCCTCAACCGTCCGCCGTTGCCGAGCTTGACCGTATCGCAGCCGAAGTCCGCCGCGGTATCGACAGCGGCCGCGCCCGCCATCATCTCGGCCTTGGCAGCGGACACGTCCACGTTCCACACCCGTTCGAGATAGCGGAGCAATGCATGGTCGGTGATTGTGCACATGATGGTCAGAGCCTACCCCTCTCTCGACTTGCGAGCGTCTGAACATTTCGCGCGTTTGCGTAGCCGCTCCATTCGCCGGTAGATTGCCCACTCGCTGCGCCCGAGCTTTTCCGCCAGGGCGCGAACCTCGTCGTTGCGCTGGAACGGCTTGGCATAGCGGACGTAGCGAAGCCGGATCGGCCTTCGGGAAAGCAGCTCACGGATTGCCCTGTCCTCCGCTTCCGACCAACGCCACACCGCGCGCTTGGGCTTGAGTCTGCGAACGGCCCTGTGAAGCATCGCGCTTTCGTCCGGATGCAGGTCGCGCTCCCTGCCAATGCGTTCGATCAGTTGAATGATCGCCTCATCCCGCCATTTTGTCGCCGATCGGCTTGTCGCCATCATCCCCACCCCCGCGCCATCAGGTTGAGGCCGCGTGACGGCGCTCGCCCAACACCACGTCCTCGAAGTCGCGCCCCGTGTTTCGCGGTGCTGCAAACCGCACTTCCCGCATGATTTTCGGATGCTGGTCGATGACCCGGTTCGACCAGGTGAGCCGCCAGTCGCTCATCATCCGGCGCCGGGATCGCCAGAAGCACTCGAACGCCTCTCCCTCGCGCTCATAGGCTTCGAGCGGCCATTGCTCGGCACACTCTCGGGCCTTCGGCGTCAGCTCCGCGATTGGCGGGAGCTGCCAACCGTCCGGTAGCAAATGCTTGCCCTCACCACCCCGCTTGCGGGGGGGCTTAGGGGGGTTATCTGTCTCTGTCTCTGTATCTGGTGCGTTCCGATGCGTTCCATCGCGTTCCGTCGCGTTCTTCTGTCTTTCCTTCCACGCCTCCTTGCGTTGCGCGGCTGTGCTATCCTCCCGTTTTGGCTGACGTTTTTCCCAGCCGCAGAGCTTCTTTCCGTCGAGCACCTTGCCCTGCATCGCATCCACGATGGCGCGAACGTCCGCTTCGTCGAGGTCGAGCGCGGTCGCGATATCTTCAGGATCGAACCCTTCGCTGACAGTCCCGCGTTCCGATGCGTTCCGGCTCGCGTCCACCATCAGGAAATTGAATACGGCAATGACATCGCCGACGCGCTGGCCCGCCTTGCGCGCGACCGTTCTCCACTTCGGGTCGGTCGGCATGTCGTGCCAAAGGCGGACCCAATCCGTCATCAGCGCACCGCCTGGAAGCAGCCGTAGAAGCGGCCATGCCTGATTCCGGTTTCGCCCTGCCTGCGCTTGGCGCAGATGAACTCGATATCGCCAGCGCACTTGTTCATCGCCGCTTCCCACTTTTCGCGGCGCTCGTGGTCCTCCGGCGGCTCTGTCTGCTTGAGGTAATAGTCCTGGCGGTAGAGGAACAGCACACCGTCCGCGTCCTGCTCGATTGAACCTGACTCGCGAAGGTCGGAGAGTTTGGGGCGCTTTTCCTCACGCTCTTCAACCTTGCGTGAGAGCTGGGCGAGCGCGATGATCCCGACGTCATTAGCCAACGCCGCACTCTTCAGTCCACGGCTGATGCGGGTGATTTCCTGGACCCTGTTGTCGCTGTCCTTGTCCGCGTCCATGAGCTGAAGGTAATCGACCACTACCAGATCGAGCTTCTGCCCTTTCGCGGCCATGCGCCGCCTCCATCTGCGGACGAGGCTGTTCAGCCGGCCGATGCGAAGGCTCGGGTGCACCGTGATCTGCAACGGAAGGTCGGCGATCTTGTCGCGAGCGCGGCAAAGCTGGCGCATCTGTTCGTTGGTCAGGTCGCCCTTCTCGATATTCCCGAAATTGATCCCCGAATGGCCGTTGAAACATAGGTCGGCGGCGAGCCTCATCCCCAATTGCTCGGCCTTCATCTCCAGGCTGATGAACAGCGCCCCGTGTCCGTCCAGCGCCGCACCCTTGGCGATGCTCATGCCGAGAATGGATTTGCCCATTCCCGGCCTGCCAGCGATGATTTGAAGATCGCCGGGACGAACCGGCCCCATTGCGTAATCAAGGCTCTCGATGCCGCTGGACACGCCGGGAGGAAGTCCGCGCTCGATTGCGTCCAGGTGAGCCGTGATCGCATCGGCGGCGCTCATTTCCGCGGTGGCGCCGTGGTCGCCATGGACGCACACCAGCGCATTTTCTGCGGCTGCGGCGATCTCGTCGGTGTTCGCTTCCGGATCAGCTGCAAGGGCAAGGGCTTCGTCCAAGCCTTCGACAAGCCGTCGCCGCTGGGCAAGGTCACGGATCTGATCGGCAAGGCTGCGGGCGACAATTGCCGTCGCTCCCGATCCCGTCATCCCGGCGATGATCGCCTGCTCTTCCGCATTGAAATATGGCCTCAGCGTCACCGGGTTCGGCGAGCGGCCGAGACTGTGTTCCTTGACGATCAGAGCGAACAGGTTGCCGGTCCAAGCATCGGAGAAATCGCCGGAGGAAAGACGGTCGGCTATGGGGTCGATCAGCTCGTTCATGAGCATCAGCGTCCCGCACAGGACCGCTTCCGCTTCCGGATTGGCGAGCGCCGTGTCGTTGGCGGGAATGTCGTCGCGCGCCATCGCCCTCACTTGTCCTCTCCGTCCCGCAACCGGGCGATCTGCCACCAGCGGTCCCAGGCGCGGCCGATGCGCTTGTTCAGTTCGAGGTCCGTGAACCGGCTCTCCCGTTCCCGCTGCTGGACGAGCAGGCAGTAATCTGCCCACAGCGTCGCCTCACGGTCCTCGCTCGCCAGTTCGACGACGTTGCTCCCCGGCGCGGTTTCGAGACGGGCGGTCATGTGCGCCATCCCCATTCTGCCAGAGCGGCCCTCGCATCATCGACGCTGCGGATCACGGCGTAAGGCCAGCCCCAGACGGGAACGAACTGCTTGGCGAACGCCTCCTGCGAAGGCTGGACCCTGCCGCGCTTGGCCTTGACCTCGAAGAAGCAGACGCGTCTTGCCCGGCGGTCGAAACAGATGAGGTCAGGGAAGCCGGGAAGAACACCAGCTTTCTTGAGTGCGTTGGACTGGATCGCCCGGGCTTTTGCATCGCCGGCCAGGACGGAGCCGTTGGGGACGTGGATCGCATCGATGGCCAGCGCGGCCAGATAGGACCGCACCTGCCTCTGGATCGCGGACTCGCTCAGCTCTCCCCCCGCGACGGTCACTGCGTTTGGTCCAATCCGAGCCGACAGCGGATGTGATGAAAATAAACGCACACCTGAGCATTGCTCACGTTCATGCGGTTCGCGATTTCATCGAAGCTGAGGTCGCGGGACAGAAGCTCGCTGAACGTATCCAGGACCGGTTCGAGCGCCTTTTGCGAGGGCGGGAAGTAGCGCCTGAAGTTCATGCCGCCGCTTCCTTGTCCGCCTTCGCCAGCTCCTGCTTGCGGATGCGGCAGTAAATCGCATGCTCCCACCGACGAACGTCTTCCCATTCATCGTTGGTGAGCCTGCGGTGCTTGGCCATCTGGAACAGCCATTCGAGGCGTTGTTCCGAGCGCGTCTTTGCGATGAAGTCCGCCATCTATGCTGCCTCTGCTTGTTGGAGAGAGGCCCATTGCGAGGCCATTGCTTCGGCGATTCCCTCAAACGTGCGTGAGCGGTCGCGCTTGCGATCCGGCCCTGGGGCCATGCGGAATACGCGCTGTTCGCGGCCATCAACGATGTTCGTCGGGCGAAGCGGCGGAAGGCCCTTCAGCCACAGGCACGTCGCCTTCGTTTCCCCGTGTCCGAACTGCCAGGGCTGGATGATCTGCGTCGGCTCAGGTATGCCGAACAGCCGCTTCGGGTGGCCGAGCATGATCGGGTTTTCGAGCGCGATGCGTTCGACCGGGGCATTCCAGAGCGCCAGGAAGAACTGAGCCGCCGCGCCCATCATTGCCCAGCGATCGCCGTTGGGGCCGTTGGCCGCGTTCATGCCGGCGTACAGGTGCTTTGCCCCGCTGTTGGCGAGATAGGTGCATTCGGGATGGCCGATGAGCAGATCCCACGGCCGTCCGTATGCCGCCGCAACGGCATCGCCGCGGATATGGAGAGGCGAACCGTCCTCTGCGGGTTGCAGATCGCAGCTCCACGCTTCGTGTCCAAGCCGGTTGAAAGCGCGACGAACGACTCCTGAGCATTCACAGGCGACCAGGACTTTGAGCTTCCCCCCCACCCGCATCAGTCCGCCTCCTCGCGCTGTTTCCGTTCCTTCGCGCGCTCAAGAGCATCGCGGAGTCTGCGGAGCAGGCCGTCAGGGCATTCTTCGAGGTCGAGATGGTGGGGAGTCATGCGAGCCGTGCCCGCAGTTCGTCTAGGTCTTTGCGCTGGAGCGAGGCGGTAGTGTGCAGCGAGCGAGCCGCCCGACAGAGCACCCTTACCTGTTCGGCTTCGAAGGCGTGGCCGTCCGCTTGCAATGTCGCGGCGGCGCACTGTGCGGCTTCGATCTTGCGGGTGATTTCGTGATCGCTTCGGCTCTTCGTTTGGTAAACGGCCATGTGGCGCTTGATGCCTGCCCGAGCCGCGTCACGTTTCGTGCAACGGATTCCAGGCTCTTTGCTCATCGAGCGGATTGCTTTTTCGAGGGTGAGACTTTCGGCGTCCGTAAGCGCCCGCGTCCGCGAAACCGCGTCCAAACGCTCAATCACCATTTGAGGGGAAAGGTCGCTCACAGCAGCGCCTCCGGCACCGCCTTGCCGATTTCACGGCAGAGTTCGCGCGCTTTCGCCCGGATCGGTTCGCGCAATTGCTCCGAACGGGCTTGACCGCCCAGCTTCCCAATGCGGCGATAGTGGCGGCGGAGGAGGAAGCGGAAGGGGTTCATGCGGCCTCCGTCTGCGGCGCCGGCGGCGGAAGGTTCAGTGCGCGCTGCTTTGCGCGGAATGCCTTCTCGTCCTCGTCCATCAGGTGATAGGTCAGGCGATCCTCAAGGTCCGGCCATGCCTTGATTGCCCGAAGCCACGCGGTGACGCCCATTTCGGCCTCGCCAGCGATATATTGCGCCACGGCCTCGTCCGACCGGCGCATTGTCTCGGCCATCGTGTCGAGGGTGAGCTTGTTGGCGTTCTTCGTTTGCAGGAGCGCGGAGCCGATTGCCCGCAGCGTGTCCGCTTTTGATTCGCCAAGGATTGTTGGGGCGGAAGCCACTAAAGAGCCTCCCCATCGTGAGTAGCGTTGCGCCGGGGGGCGACAGTTGCAGATCCTCCCCCCGCTCTGTTTACAGAGCCCCTCGGCGCGTTTCTTGCTTCCAGGGGGAGCGCGATCCAGTCACCGAAACACTCGATTGGAGCCAGCGGCGGATGCACGTCCGCCCATGCGGCGCGGCGGGCCAGAAGCCACACCGCGCCGACCACCGCACCAATTACGACGATGAGGGCTGCGAGCGCCATCTAACGGCGCTCCCGAATGGCGATGCAAATCGCGTCCGCACACAGAAAGCCAATGTTCAGAATGAGGCCGATTGCGATGGCTCGGGCGTAATTGCCGCCACTAAGCAACCCACCGGCCAACCCGGCGATGCACGCCAACAGAAGAAGTTTTCCCCCACCCATGCCGACCTACATCCGACCGGGCGGGGCGAAAGAGAATGTGGCATTCCCAACCTTCGCCGCGTTTGTGAAAGGCTCGGAAGCCTCGGCCCCGGCGGCGTTGGCGCTTGCGCGCAGGATGAGCGTTTGAGGCGCTGCCATGGTCGTCTCTTGGGAGTTCGGAGCCGCCATGTTTCAGCCGATTTCGGTGAGGCCGTTGACCAGCTCTTCGAGCCGACTGATCTGATCGAATACGGAGGTCAGATCGTTGCGATAGCAAGCGATTGGCTCGGCAGCATTCTGTGCGCCGCCCTCTGGGACCGGCCCGAAGAAACGGGTGTGGAACGTCGCCAAGTTGTAATTGGCTTGGCTAATCCGATCGGCCGCCGCCTTCAGGTGCCCAAGCTCCGGAACGGCCGTTGGCGCGGACGGAACCGCATTCATCTGATTGTGCATCATTCAGTCTCCTGCTGTGTGAAGAAGTCCGGAACGCGAGCCGAGCATCGCCGCTCTGGCAAGACGGCGGCTTTCTCCCGCGCTCCGGGTGCTCGCCGGGAGTTGGGGCGAGCGGATCATGCTGAGCCTCTCCCGCCCGCGTTTCCTGCACGGGCGGGTTCGGCTACCCTGCGGTCGTCGAAGCCAGCAGGAGAAGCGTTGTGGATGATCTCGAACAGCGGCTCACGGCGGTTGAGGCCAAGAGCTTCGCTTTCGGCTGCATCGCAAGATTGCTCATCGCGAAAATGTACAGCGGTAGCCCCGACAGGCTCGCGCGGCTGCGAGAGGAAATCTGCAACGCCATCGAGTGTTTCTATGAGGACAAACTTACCGAGCGCGGGCATCCGTTCCTCCAGTTGGCGATTGCGGAAGCCGAGGCGCTGCTTGGTCCTGTCGGGCCAACAAACCCGCGTCCGGATGAATGATGCCGAGCGCGATCAGTTCGCGCCGCGCCCATTCTTCGAGGGTGCCGATCGCGAACAACGAGTCGATCGCGCGCAGAACCGCATCTTTGGGCGGAAGCGCGCTCATGCTGCGGCCTTGTCCGGCTCTTCCGAGCGCGGCTTGCGCGGCCTTATTGTTTCGGCGAGCTCTTCCAGCGTCGTCCAGCCGTTGTCGGCGATGAGCTTCCAATGCTCTGCCGGAATACTTTCCCTCTGAATCCAGGAGCGAACGGTATGGATTGAAGCGCCTGTCGCTTCGGCGACGGCTTCGATCCCAGCCGCTTTAACGATGTCAGCATGATCGCGCATTCCGCTATAATGCATATTGCACCACCAGATGCAAGATGCCTAATGCACGATTTTTCGCCCTACCCGTGGCGAATGACTGATGCATCGGAACGGCTGAAACAGGCGCGAGAGAAAAGCGGTTGGCATTCCGCCAAGGCTGCAGCCGAGGCGATGGGCGTGAAAGTCGCTACCTATATCCAACATGAAAATGGAACGAGGGGATTCCCGGCTGAGCGAGCCGCCCGTTACGCGAGGTTCTTCCGGGTGACGCCGGAATGGCTTCTCTACGGCAAGGCGAGCAGCGCGGAGCCGACCGAACTTGGGCCGCGACTGTTCGTTAAGGGCGAAGTGGCGGCCGGTATCTGGAAGGAAGCCTGGGAAGTCCGCGAGGACGAGTGGCAGGTGTTTACTGGGAGGGCGGACGTAGCCGCTCCAATCCAGCGGCGATTCGGGCTCCGTGTCGTCGGCAACAGCATGGATGTAATCTATCCACCCGGCACCATCCTGGAGTGCGTCCAAAACAACGGCGATGAACCGATCCCGGACGGCAAGAGAGTAATTGTCATTCGGACGAAGCTCGACGGAACCGTCGAAGCCACGGTGAAAGAGCTGGTCAGGGACGAGCAGGGCGTCGAATGGCTTGTGCCTCGTTCGCATAACCCGGCTTATCAAGCATTCCGCGGCGACCAGCCTGATAGCACCGATATTGCATCAATCGAAATCGTCGGGATCGTAGTCGCCTCCACCCGCCTAGAGTAGGGCCGCACCCTCGGCAGGCGTAATTATTTTTCATGCTGATGCATTTTGCACTTGAATGGGCTGATGCAATGTGCATTATGGGCTCATCCGAACGAAAGGATGAGCAATGGCAGACAGCGACACTATCCAGCGCAAAGACATTACGGGTCTCCTCGGCCTGAGCCTCAAGCTCTGCAGCCCAGGGCGCGCGCCCGCAGATAGTGAAAGCCTCGAATATCAGGCGTGGCGAGACAACCATCTGATCTTGGTTCGCATCGACACGAATCAACCCGTCGCGACAGTCATGTTCGACGACCTCTTCGACGCCACCGGCAACCGCTTCAACGACAACCGCGCCTGACCTCCCCAGACGGCGGGCGTTCCCCTGCGTCCGCCGCGAGGAGTCTTGGAGATAAAAATGAGACCATCACTTTCACTGCGGATCACTGACAACGAAGCGGCGTGCCTCAATGGTCGCGTCCGCCGTGTTGGCGAGTGTCTGGAGTGGGGCGGCTACCGCAGCCCAAGCGGCTACGGCGTGGTCTCCGTAGGCGGGCGCAATTTGCGCGCCCATCGCGTCTTTTATGCGGCGTTCGTCGGCGATGTGCCGGAAGGAATGTCGGTCTGCCACAAGTGCGACAACCGCGCCTGTGTTCGTCCAGATCACCTGTTCCTGGGGACAGATCGCGACAACACGCGCGACAGC